AGAAGCAAGAGAAGGTACAGCTACTTATACTCGTATTTTTGACAGATATGGAGTTGCTTTATTAGATGCTTCAGGAAAAGAAAGAAGTTTTAATGATGTCTTAAAAGACACCATGACAGGCTTAATGCAAACTGAAGATTTGTTTCTTAGGAATAAAAATTTAGCATTGATGTTTGGTAGAGCTGGTCAAGAATTGACTAATACTCTTGTCATAGGTGGTAAAGCATTTGATGAATTTATAGAAAAAAACAAATCGCTTGGCTTAATTATAAAAACACAAGCCATAACGAGTGCAGAATCTTTTAACGATAGACTATCAAGGCTTGGATTTAGATTTAGAGTTATTAGAGATACCATAACAACTTCTTTTTTACCTGTTGTTGAAGATTTAGCTGAAGGTTTTGAAGAATTTTTTGATGATAAAAATTTACAAACTTTTACAAGACAATTTGTCGTTGATTTCTTGTCAGCATTAGGAACTGTAGCTGTTTCTGTAGATTCTTTCGTAAGTGGCTTTACAAAATTGTTTGGTGGTCTTGGAAATATTATCAAAGGAGTTCAAGTACAATTTTTAAAATTAAGTGCTATTGGACACGAACTTGCAGATTCTTTATCTTTTGGTTTAGTAGGATCAACAGAAAGAGCAAAAGAACTTACAGCAGAAGCAGATAGACTTTTTGCATCTTTAGCACAACCACCAGCAGAAAATACTTTCTTAACTGATACTGTCAAAACTATAAACAATATTAGAGATTTATTTCAACAAGGTCTTGATGAAGATATAAAAAATTCTTTTGTTGGACCGATACAACAAGTTTCAGAGTTTGAAAAAAGATTACAAGAATTTTCTCAAAACGCACAAGCACCATTACAAACATTTAGAGATGGAATAGGCACAACAGGAAAATTGATTGGCGATACTATGGTTTCTTCAATGAAAAAATTCGAAGATACTTTGGTTGATGGTCTGATGTCAGGTAAATTTGCTTTCAAAGATTTTGCAGATTTTGTTATCAAAGAGTTATTAAGAATAGCAATTAGAAAATTAATCATAGATAAAATTACAGGCGGCTTTACTTCTTTTCTTGGTAATCTTGGCTTTGCAGAAAGAGGTGGTACTGTTACCGCAAATAAACCTTACATCGTTGGCGAGGCTGGTGCAGAATTATTTGTACCAAACAAAACAGGAACAATCGTACCAAATAATAGATTAAGCGGTGGTATGGGGTCAGGTGGTATGCCTGTAAATATTACTTATAATATTCAAGCTTTTGATTCAAAAGATACATTAGCCGCAATAACAGAAAATGCACCTACTATATCTGCCATAATAGAAACTGAATTTAATCGTAGAGGTAGAAGAGGTTTCGTAACATGAGTGGCAGTTTCCCTACAGCACCAGCAGCAAGTAGCGTAAATATTAAATCTATAGAGCCTACTTTAGTTTCTGTTACACAAAATTTAAAAAGACAAGTTAGAAGAAGAGGTGGACAAAGATGGTCATTGGAAGTGGAGTTTCCACCAATGACTAGATCAGAGTTTGCACCTATATACGCTTTTGCTATGAAACAACAAGGTCAGTTTGAAACCTTTACTTATGTACCACCTGTTATAAGCACATCACAAGGCGATACAACCGAATCTCCTGTAGTTGATGGTGCTGTGTCAGTTGGTGCAAGTTCAGCGACCATAGATGGTCTTACAGCCTCAGAATCAGGCATTATAAAAGCTGGGGATTTCTTTAAATTTAGTGGTCATTCAAAAGTGTATATGGCTACTGCTGACATGGATGCAGATGGTACAAGTCATGCTACCTTGAATTTTGCACCTAATCTTTTAAATGCAGTTGCTAATGATGAAACCATAGTTTTTTCAGCAGTACCTTTTACTGTTTCTTTTACCGAAGATATTACACAATTTGCAACTGATACTTCCGCCCTGTTTGGTTTTAGTATGACTTTAATAGAAGTGTTTTAATGAGATGGATAGAGGAAGTACAGGTGCATTTCAAACAGAGATTGTTAAATCTGCAAACAAACCTTTTCATTTAGTAAAATTATCTTTTGATGATGTCAGTTATTTTTTATCTGATGCTTATATTCCTGTAACTTACGATTCAAATACCTACACACCAACAGGAAGTTTTTTAGCTTTTTCTGATATTGTAGAAACTAATGAAGCCAATATTGAAACTATAAGTATTTCTTTATCAGGAGTAGATACCACATATATTAATTTATTTTTATCAGGTGGTTACTTAGATAGAACAGTAGAAATATACAAAGCATTTTTAGATAGTAACGATGCTTTGGTTTCTGACCCTTTATTAATATTTAATGGCAGATTAAATAATCCTGTAATCAAAGAAGATGTGGATGCTGGTACTAGCACAATAGCAGTACAAGCAAGTTCATTATTTGTGGACTTTGACAGAATCAATACAAGATTTACAAATAATGAATCTCAGCAAAGTTTCTTTGCTGGAGATACAGGATTTAGATTCAGTTCAGTTGTAGTAAAGGAATTGAATTGGGGAATGACTAAAGGTGCTACTGCATCAGGTGGTGGTAGTTCTACTGTATCAACACAAGGTTCTTCAACATCGCCAATCAATAATACTTCTCCAGCACAAAAAAGTATTTTTAGAGAAATAAAACCAACCAATCCATCTTTTAGTTTGCAATCAGGTTCAGTAAGAATACACATCAATTATGCAAATAGAAGCACAGCAAATTTTTCTGTAGGACAACAAGTCAAGATTAATGGTTTTGAATCTAAAACATTTGATGATGGAGAATTTATTTTAAGTTCTGCTATAAATTTTTCAGAAGGTGCTGGAACTCATGCAATCACTTCAATAGATTCTGATGGCTTTGGTTTTACTATTGCAGTTCCTAATACAGTAACATCTGTTAAATCAGGAAAGTTTGGCGGTAGTGAAATAACAGTTGATGATGAATTAGTTGCACCTGTGTTGATACAAACCACATCAGGTTCTAATTTAATTACAGTCAATGCTGATAACTTTGCCAAAGTTGATGAAGCAGTTTCTTTTAATTTAGAGACAACATCTGTTGGCGGTATTGAAAGCAGAATTCTTGCCTTAGATCATAAAATTACCGCAAGGACTACAGATACACTTACAGTTGCAGTTACACAAAAAAATATTGTTCTAGCCAATCCTTTAAAAACCACATCAGGCTCAACATCATTGGTTATAGATTTTGCAGAACATAATATTGGTGTCAGCGATTCTATTACTATTTCAGGTGCTACAGCAGTTGGTGGTGTACCAGCTTCTGATATAAATAAAGCACATACTGTTACAGCTATAACAGAAAATACAGTTACAGTTGTTGTTTCGACAACAGCATCAAGTACCGCAAGAGGTGGCAGTGATGCAGTTCGTTTAGATGGCAAAATTATTAGAACCAATCCAATAGAAACCACATCTTCATCTGCTACAGTAAAAGTTCATTACAGAAGTCATGGTTTAGCAAATAGCGACACAATAACTTTGGAAGGCTTGGATGATGTTGGTGGTTTGGATAGAAGTTTATTAAATAAATCACATACTGTAGTTGATGCTTCTAATACAGATTATTTTACAATTACTTTATCTGAAAGTGCTACAGCTTCAGAATTTGGTGGTGGTGGAGATAGTGTTTTAGAAAGACCTGTAAAAGCTACATCAACAGTTAATTATGGTTCATCAGGAAGTAGAATAAATCTACCAACAGAAATACGATGATAGATAAATTAAAAGCAAACGAATACATTGAATCTAAATTAAATGAGCCTTTTGCATGGGGTACTAACGATTGCAATACTTTTATTGTTGAATACTTTGATAAGGTATTAGGTACAGATTTATTAAAAATAATTTATCAAAAATATTCTACAAAAAAAGGTGCAATCAAATTTCAAAAAGAATTTGCCCAAAGAATATCAGGAAGGTGTTTGGAATTAGGCATGAAAGAATATCATCCTAGTAAAGCTATATTTGGCGATATATTAGTCAAACATAATGAAAATTGGGATTCATGTCATATTTGTATTGGTAGTAAAATGGCATCTGTAGATGAACAAATAGGTACAGCAATTTTGCCAATATCTGATTTTAACGATTTTGATTCTGCATATAGATTTAGTAATGAAAATTAGACACATAATATTTTTTATATCAGCTTTATTTTTTACAGGTAGTGTTTTTGCTTTACCAGCGTTAGCACCTGTTTTTGCTGGTATTGGTACTTTAGTAGTAGGTTCTGCTGTAGCTAGTTCACTTACTGCTGGTGCATTAATAGCTATTGGTGTTGCGACAGTAGTTGTTGGTGCTTACGCTGGAAGTCAATTGCTTGGTGCTATGAAAATGGATTTCCCTGATGATATGTCAGCACAAGCACAATCAGCTTTAGCCAATCAACAAGGCTCAACCAATCCTTTACCTGTTATTTATGGCAAAAGAAGGGTGGGTGGTACACCAATTTTTTATCATGTATCAGGCGCAGATAATGAGTTTCTTCATGTGGTTTATGCAATTGCAGAAGGCGAGATACAAGGTGTAAGCCAAGTGTATTTAAACAACGATGAAGTCAATACACCGCCTGATTTATACGATACTTCTCTGACAGATATTCTTATCAATGAAGGCGAAGGTGGCACTATAGGCAATATATCTGTGTTTGGTATGGAAAATATTCAAAAACCAAAATATGAACCTACAGTTAAATATGAAATATACAATGGCACAACAACGCAAACAGCAGATAAAGATTTAATCTCAGAAACCAATGGCACTTGGACATCTTCAGATAGGTTACAAGGTGTAGCCTATGCAATTGTTAGGTTTAAGTTTGAACCAGAAGTGTTTGGTAATACAGGAATACCACAAGTAAATTTTGATGTAATTGGTAAAAAAACAAGAAGCACAACATCAGGTGGAACTACATATAAAGTATTTAGTGATAATCCAGCAGATTGTATAGAAGATTATTTAACCAATACCATTTATGGCAGATCAGTTCCAAGTTCACAAATTGATACTACATCTTTTACTACCGCAAGAAATATTTGTGATACTGAGGTTACAGTAGGAGATAAAACACAGAAGAAATATACCTGTAATGGCATTTTAAATACTAATAATAAAGCCTTAGATAATATTGAAAAACTTCTTACATCTTGCAGAGGTTCTTTAATATTTTCAGGTGGTAAATATAAATTATTAATTGATGATACAGGTACAGCAGTACAGACTTTTGACGAAGATAATATTGTTGGTGCTTTTGAATTATCTTTAGGCGGTAAGGAATACAAAGCAAATAAAATTAGAGCAAACTTCTTTAACAGGAATCGTGATATGCAAGGAGATTTTGCTATTGTAGAAAGTTCAACATTTAAAACAGAAGATAATGGTTTGAGTCTTGAAAGAGCAATTGAACTTCCATTTACAGATCAAATGGAAAGGGCACAAATGATTTCTACTATCAATATGAAGCAATCAAGGCAATCATTGGTCTTTAAATTTACATCAACCATTGTTGGTCTTAGAGCAGAAATAGGAGACGTAGTTTTTATTTCATTGGAATCTTTAGGATGGAACACACTTAATTCCAATCAAGGCAAGAAGTTTAAGATTATGAGACTTGCTATAAAAAACAATGATGAGGTAGATATTACTGCAAGAGAATATGATGATGATGTTTATGATTTTGGCTTGATACAAGCAGAAGATACTTCTCCTAATACCAGCTTACCTAATTTTTCGTCTGTAGATAAACCAACAATAACTACACCTTCTGAAGAATTAATTGCAATACCACCTACATTATTCAACAGAGTAACTATCAATTGGACACAACCAAATAAATCTTCTGTTGAATCTTATGAAATAGGAATTAACAGATTAAACTCAGTTCGATTTGCAAATAAAGCTAGTTATGATTTTGAAGGCAGAAGTGTTACCGAAAGTTTCACTATTGATAAATTAGAAGAAGGTCAATACTTTGTAGCTGTAAGAGCAAAAAATAGATTAGGAGTTTATTCTGATTTTGCAACAGAAATATTTGAGGTTAAAAACTTTTCTACTTTACCAGCAGTAAATACACCAGCAATAAATTTTGTTACAGAAGAATTATTCACTACCACACAAGGTTCAGGTGTGAAAGCAAAAGCCATATTAACTTTTGGAACTTCAATAAATACAGAATGGGAAGATTTAGGAGTAACTATAGATCATTATGATGTTGAATTTAGAAAATCAACTGAAGCATCTTTTCAAGGTGCTGGAACATCACAAGGAACTAATTTTGAATTTTTTGATATTGAACCAGCATTGTATGAATTTAGAGTAAGAGCAGTAAATACAGTTGGAGTAGCTTCAGAATTTTCATCTACAACACAAAGAATCTATGGACTTACTGCTGTTCCATCAGATGTAAGCAATTTATTTTTAAGAGCAGATTCTAATACTGCAACTTTAAGTTGGACACCTACAACAGACTTAGATGTAAAGATTGGCGGTTTTTATGAGATAAGACATAATTCATTGACATCAGGTGCAGTTTGGGCGCAATCAACACAAATAGGCGAAGCTGTATCAGGTATAGCAAACTCAACAGAAGTGCCATTATTAGTTGGTACTTATTTAATAAAAGCTGTTGATTCTACAGGTGTTAAATCTACTAATGCTACAACAGTAGTAAATACAGTTACGCCTGATTTATTTCAATCACAGGTATTTTTAACTAGAACAGAAAATCCATCTTTTAGCGGAACTAAATCAAACATGGTAGTAACTGACGATAATACCTTGAAATTAGAAGCAGATACTTTGTTTGATTCATTGGGTCTGATTGATGAAGTGGGATTGATTGATGCCGCTGGTGGTGTAGATTTATCAGGCAGTTATGATTTTGCCAACATTATAGACACAGGTATACCAGCACAATCTTATAGATTAAGTTCTGCATTTGCTTTTACTACTAATTCAACATCAGACTTTATAGACACACGTTCAGGAAATATAGATGATTACGAATCTTTTGATTTAAATACTTATGATGATGTAGAAGTGCAATTGCAAATAGCGACAACCAATGACGACCCTAGTGGCAGCCCTACATTTACAGATTTTCAAAATTTCAGAATTGGTAATTATCATGGTCGTGCTTTTAAATTTAGATTGTTAGTGACATCAGGCGATGTAACACACCAAGTTTATATATCATCTTTGTCTGCAACTTTGGAAGCATTTCAAAAAATAGATACTCAACAATTGACATCAAGCACAAGTTCATTGGGCGTTACCTTTGGAGAAGGATTTTTAGTAACTCCAAAAATTGCTGTCACTGCACAGAATATGGGAAGTGGAGATTTTTATGAAATAACAAGTGTGTCTAGCACAGGTTTTACAATTACATTCAAGAACAGTAGTGGTACAATTGTCGCTAGAACATTTGACTATATAGCAAGAGGTTTTTAATGGCTCAACACGATTACGATATAGCTAACCAATCAGGTGCAAACTTTAGAGCAGATTTAAATAATGCTTTAGATGCTATTGTATCTAACAACTCTG